GCAGTATTAACTAGTTCTTTTAGTGTTTTAGCACAAGAGACCGGCGTAAGTTCAATTAGTTTTAGCGCCGATGGTTCCCGACTATTTATTATGGGAACTAGTGGAGATGATGTAAATATCTACAATTTAACAACGCCATGGGACATCACCACTGCATCGTTTGTAACCGCATTTAGTGTTGCGGCTCAAGAGACTTCGCCAATTGGTTTGTTTGTTAAACCTGACGGCACTAAGTTTTACATTGTTGGGACCACCAACGACACCGTTTATCAATACAGCATCCCCAGCGCCACCATTGATCTCACTGGTACTACCAACATTAATGGCAATGCAGAGATCGCGCAGGACCTGACGGTTCGCGGTGGTGTGGGTTTCTATGGCACAGACGCCATCGCACAACCTGCTGGTACAGGTGAGGCCACAGGCTTCACCGCTGGCACAGGTACTGCTGTTAACGACGTCTCAACCTTCACCGGTAACCTTGGCACAACTGCCTACCGCATCAACGATGTTGTTAAAGCGCTAAAACAGCTTGGACTGCTGAAGTTGTAGACCCCTTCTCCTCTGGGTCTGGCTACTCATACCAGCTAGACCCAGCAGTCTTTGACTCTTCTCTACTTGGCGGTTTCCCGAAGAAGCCGCTTTCTTTTCCATTGTTAAACTAGCAAAGACCATTCTTTTTAATCATGGCAATCACTTACCAATGGGGCGTCGCTAATCTTGAGCGCCAACTTGCTGATGGAATCGTCTACACGGTTCACTATACAATTTCCGCTGATGATGGCACCTATGCCGGCTCGGCCTATGGCAGTCTTGGTCTCGAAGCTCCTGACGAAGATGATGCCATTCCTTACGCACAACTCACGCCTGAAATTGTCACTGGCTGGGTGAAGGAAAAGTTTGGCGCTGAGAAAGTGGCAGAAATTGAAGCTGCTCTCGCCGCACAAATCGAACAACAGCGCACTCCCACCACTGGCACTGGCCTGCCCTGGTCCTGATGGCATCAAGTAAAACCATTAACGGGCAAAAGCTTCATTCTCCTAATCGTCGTAAGAAGACGCGCCAAGGCAATGGAGCAAATAGTAAAGCTTCGCACGGGCGAAAGCTTCCGCGAGGACAAGGCAAATAATCAAGAGGCCGAAAGGCCTCTTTTCTTTTGCTAGTACAATGGAAGAAAGCATTCTTTTCCATGGGACAAATAATTGCTGGGGGCGAACAGTTTGAAACTCACATTGAGGCTGATTATCGCGGGCAAATCTTGAAGACTGGCCCAGATAGCGGAGCAGTTGATGCTTTTGGGCGTGCTCGCACGAGCGCTCCCTATACGCTTTTTGATAGCACGATGCGTTACAACAAGCGTGCTGATCAATGGTTTGATCGTATTTCTAATGGAGGCGTTGTCACATATTTAACAAACGAAAGCAGCACTGCCTTGACGACTACCACTGCGTCTGGCGATACAGTGCTGCGTAGAACCAAGCAATACTTCCCGTACCAACCAGGAAAGAGCATGATGATCATGCAAAGCTTTGCTGGTACCACGCCAACAGCAGGCCTTATTCAAGAAGTGGGCTTCTTTGATGATCAGAATGGAGTGATGATTAGGGCAAGTGGCACTACGTTGCAAATGGTCGTCAGAAGCTTCACATCTGGCGCAGTTGTTGAAAATGTAGTTGATCAATCAGCGTGGAACATTAACACTCTTGATTCGCTCGACTTCTCTAAAGCTCAAATTTTCACTGCCGATCTTGAATGGCTTGGCGTGGGGCGAGTGAGGACTGGTTTTGTCGTTAATGGCGAGATCATTTATTGCCATGAATTTAATCATTACAACACATTGACTAGTGCATATATGACAACGGCTATTTTGCCATTGTCCTATCGCATTCATAATGCCTCTGCTCAAGCTTCAGGACGCACCATGAAGCAAATTTGCAGCAGCATTCTTAGTGAGGGGGGATATGAGCCAGATGGTGCCGTGTATTCAGTGAATCACGATCTGAATTCTGTTCCAAACACATCTGGCGAACGCATCACTGCTGGCATTCGCATGGCAAGTGGTCGCACTGGTAATGTCATTCTTCCCGTAAGGATTTCCACTGCCACTGCTTCTAGCGATGTGGTGTTGTGGCGCTTGCGTTTAAATCCAACGCTAAGTGACGTCACCTGGAGTGCTGCGGACAATCAAAGGGGCAATGTGGAGGTGACAACTAGTGGCACTGCAACAGGCGGCACAGTGGTTGACGCAGGCTTTGTCAGTCAAGGCAGTGCGAATAATTACGACATTGCAGTGGCCATTCGTCTTGCCTTGGGGCAAAATGCCTCTGGTGAAAGCGACACTCTTATCTTGACCGTCGATAGTGCAGTCAGCGCTAAAGCTCTTGGCATGATCGGCTGGGTGGAAATCACTTAATTCGTTTACAATAAAAGAAAAAGCTCATCATGATTACGCCAGGTAAGCACGATATTACGATTTATCAAGGCGCAACGTTCGAGCTGCAGTTGCAATATAAAGACGCTTCTGGTGTGCCCGTTAATATGAGCGGGTACACCGTAGCATCTAAGCTATATGATCGGCTAGGCAGCAATAAGCTTGCTGATTTTGCCGTAACGTATGTAAGTCAAGCGAGTGGCATCTTCAAGCTTCGCCTTGAAGCATCTGGCACCAGCGGCATCACTGAACAAGGACAATATGACGTTTTGATTACAGAGCCTGACAATAGCAAGTATTATCTTGTAGAAGGCAATGCCTTCATCAATCTTGGCTTGAGTTTCAAATGACAGTCGTTATACAACAGTCTCCTTCCATTGTCTCAATTACGGAGGCAGAGGATTCTATTGTTGTTATCAACGAAGAAAATAATGCAATAGAAATACAGGCCCCTCCACCATCGCCAAGGCTTGATTTTTTTGCCAATGGTCCGCAAGGGGCTGTTGGCCCTCAAGGCGAAAAAGGAATTAATTTAGACGAAACCGCTAAGATTGATGGAAGTGTGGTCTATTACGATGCCGCTGCTGCAAAGTTTAAAGCAGACGCAACAATTACTACCACTCTTCTTACTGACGGAGGTAATTTCTAATGGCCAATATTATTCGCATTAAGCGCAGAGCCTCTGGAGGTAGCACTGGTGCGCCAGCGAGCTTGGCCAATGCTGAACTTGCCTATAACGAAAGCGATGCTGGAAATGGCATTCTTTACTATGGTTACGGCACTGGCGGCGCTGGTGGAAGCGCCACGCAAGTTGTTGCTATTGGTGGGGATGGTGCGTTTGTAAATCTTACTGGCTCACAAACAATCAGCGGCAATAAAACTTTTACTGGCACGCTAACAATGAGCGGTGCCACAATTGACGGCTTTAGCACCACTGGCAATGTCACAGTTGGCGGAAATCTTACCATTAACGGCACGACTACGACTGTCAATAGCACCACTGTTACTGTCGATGACAAAAACATTGAGCTAGGCAGTGTTGCAAGCCCCACTGATACTACGGCAGACGGAGGAGGTATTCTCCTTAAAGGAGACACTGATAAGACTATTTATTGGCTTAACGCCACTGACTCTTGGACGAGCAGCGAGCACATTGCAGTTGCTAGTGGCAAGTCTTATTTCATCAATGGCAATAATGTTTTGAGCGGCAACGCACTGGGTAGTGGCGTTGTTTCCTCTAGCTTGACAAGCGTTGGCACTCTCACTTCCGGCGTATGGTCTGCATCAATCATTGCAGTGGACAAAGGCGGCACGGGGCAATCGAGCTATACAGACGGTCAATTATTGATTGGCAATTCCACTGGCAATACGCTTACAAAAGCCACGCTAACTGCTGGTAGTGGCATTTCAATTACAAATGGAAATGGCAGTATCACCATTGAATCTACTGGCGTAAGCTTTGCTGCTGGCGATGGCCTTGATCTTGCTGGAGGCACATTATCAGTTGACTTAAAAGCCAATGGTGGCTTGGTCATTGAAAGCACAGAGCTTGCGCTTGATCTTGGTGCTTCTAGTATCACTGGCACGTTAGCCGTTGCTGATGGTGGCACAGGAGCAACAACA